GGTTATGACCCGCAAACAGTTAATAACCTCACATGGGCTGCAGAGCAAAAAGGTACTTGGGATTGGGTTGATGAGACATGGGATGAGGCTTATGCAATCATTCCTCCCGAACTTATGACACCGGAATTACTTGATGAACTTGCTTATATCACCAAATAAACTATAAAAGATGTCAAAATTCTTATCATTAAATGCGAAAGATGCGATTAAGGGTTTAGTCGTAGCTTTTTTTTCCGCAGTATTAACTGGCATTTATCAGTTGATACAGACGGGTGGTAGTCTGACGTGGCCTACAATAAAGCCAATTCTCATTACGGGCGTAGTAGCATTGCTCGGTTATCTTATCAAAAACGTCCTCACAAATTCACAGGATCAGTTATTAACAAAAGAACCAAAAGGATGAAAAAACTATTATTGTTATTTGCTTTTTTGATTATGGCAGTAATCTGCCAGGCACAGAGTGCATGGAGTGGATTTCTTCTGCCGGTAAAAAACAATCCAAAGATTCTTCAGCATAATCAACTCTATGCAGGAAAGTTGAAAGCTTCACAGGACTCTACTTATCAGATATTTCTAATAAGGGGTTCTATGAGTACCGATGGCGATGTATTGCTTTATAATAAAACCACAAAAGCCTTTGAAGCCTATGCATTCACTAAGGTAGGGGTTGGCGTAAGTGGGAACTTTTATAAAGTAACTGCCAGTAATCCGGTGGAATATCTATCCCTAAACTTACAAGTAGGGTTTCCTACGACAAGCACACCCGTAGTCCCTGACGATAATAAACTGGATATATTGCTTGGAGTAGCTCTGTATAATGTATTGGGCTTTAGTCCGCAATTCAGTTTAAATTTTATGCCGGGATTATGGAACTCCAATTATTTTCCACTTGGACTTGGCATTAATTTAAAATATAACTTCTAATCAGGAGGACAGATAGTGAGCCTTTGGGAAATGTGGGACCTTGTAAACTACGTAACAAACAAGGATTTTTCCGGAAATGTCATAACACCCGACAGGTTTGCATCGCTTATCAAGGTGGTGCATCTTGACTGGTTCAGGAATAAATATGGGCTTCCCGAGGAATACCAACCCGGGAGACCCATACCCAAAGAGTATGCAGAGATAACCCTGAAGAACATGGATGACCTCAAGGCATTCAAGGTCTATCTGACAAATGTGCCGGTAGTCAATGGAAAGATACCCTATCCTACAGACTACTGTCATCGCGGAGAGATAATAAATAACTTCACCATAAACATAAATAAGATACCCACAGTATTACCTAAGGGATTGGAGGTACTCACAGAGTCGCAGTTGGCAAGCAGGCAGGGGAACTACACCAAGCGTCCCGTGACAAGAATGCCAGTTGCCGTTCTTCGGTCAGATGGGATCTATATCTTTCCAAATACGGTATCTGATGTAGTGCCGTATCCCATAACACAGGTGGATATGGCTTACTTCAGGTATCCCAAAGACCCTGTATTCAAATATATCGTAGGCGATGGTTATATCACTTACGATGCCGTGAACTCAGTAGAATGCGAAGCTCCGGCTGATGAACACATAGTATTAGTCCGGATGTTGCTGAGTTACTGTGGGGTCAACTTGAGAGAACAGGAAATAGTTCAGTATGCAGAAACTAAATTAAAGGAGGGCTAAAAATGCCATATAAATCAGAAGCTCAGAGAAAAAAATTTCATGTCCTTGAAAGTCAAGGCAGGATTTCACATAAGACGGTCAGGGAATTTGACCGGGCAAGCAAAGGGAAAAAGTTACCCGAGAGAGTACATAAAAGAAAGAGATAAAATAATTATTTAACCATCTGATTATGAAGGTGATAGAGATAGTAGACCTGGTTCAGGACTTCTTTGCAAATGACATTGTAGGGGATCAGAAGGCCGTTTATCATCCCGGGGTCATCATTGGTCATCTGCGAAACGTATTCCGCCAGATAATCTATGAGACATGGGAGAGGGGGAAGAGGGAGAGTGACTTCAGCCAGCTTGATGCATGGAGCCGAACATATACCATTGATGTTCTTAATCAGTCAGGGACATCGGCTTATGCATTCCTGCCTTTTACTCCGGTACAATTACCCGATGACAATGGTATAAGACAGGTGTGTAATAATGCGGATAACACCAATGTCTTTGCACCGATAGAGTCAGGAGCCAATGTGGTGTTTGCAGAGCTCGAAGTGGATACTATGGATGATACTCCTACTTACAGGCTTGAACAGAGTAATCTATTCACAGGGGATGGCGAGCCGAGCCATATACTCAAATTTGACAAGCTACCAGTGGCTCCGGATGAAATAACGTCTGTGGACGTACTTATGATTGTACCCATGGAACAGATGGGAGACTACGATGAGGTGGCTATGCCGTCTGGAATGGAAGATAATATCGTCCAGAGAGTGATTGACATTATGATGCATAAGCCAAAGCCTGATCCGACTATTGATTCAGAACCCACAACGTAAAATGAAAAGATCGGGTATATATAAAATTCAAAGCATTATGCATCCTGAACGGATTTATATTGGGAGTGCTATTGATTTAAAAACAAGAAAGGCTACGCATTTTTGTAATTTAAAAAAGGGAGTTCATTGTTCTAAAAAACTTCAAAGACATTATAATAAATACGGAAGAAATGACTTGATTTTTTCTATTATCGAGCCATGCTTTCCAGTTGGATTACTCGCTAGGGAACAATATTATCTTGATAGATTAAATCCTTATTTTAATACCTGTAAAATTGCAGGCAATACCTTGGGCAGTAAACTTTCAGAGGAAACTAAAATAAAAATCAGCCAAGCACTTAAAGGTAAAAAACAATCGCCAAGATCCGCAGAAGCCAGAAAAAACATTTCTGATTCCTTAAAAGGACGAATATTTTCTGAAGAGCATAAACGTAAAATAGGCCTTGCGTCTAAGGGGAATAAATATCTATTAGGCCATAGACATTCAGAAGAAACTAAATTGAAAATTAGTTTAACAAAGAGATTAAGATATGCCCGAGAACATCCATTTCCAAAAGAAAAAATAATAAAAGAACATATAAAAAGAGACATTACTGGCGCAAATAATCCCATGTATGGCAGAAAACACTCTGCGGAATCAAAATTGAAAAACAGATTATCACATCTTGGAAAAAGGGCAAATTCTGAAACAAAAAAGAAATTAAGCCTTGTGCATAAAGGGAAGCCGTTTTCTGATGAACATAAAAGAAAATTAAGTATTGCTCAGAAACAGAGCATTATGAGAAAAAAAGAAATAAATAATCAAATTAAAAAAATAGCATAATGTCAAATGCATTACCCAACACCGAAGGATTTGTGACAATTCGTTACGTAATTATGTCCATATTAAATAGGTTATCTAATTACTCGATGAAAGATTATAAACGATTGACACAGATAGCGTTAGAGGGGTTTACTGAATTAAATATGTATAACATGGATGCGGGATTACAGGTCGTATATTTGCACATGTCACTTGCCAAAACAGTTCCTCTGCCTGCAGATTTTATAGATTATGTCCGCATTGGCATTCCGATTAACGGCAAGCTACGGGTGATAACAAGGCATGATAATCTATTGCTACCTCGGACGTACGATGACACCGGACTTGAAGTGGGCAATGCGGACAATGACCATTTTCATGGTATTCCGGATGCCATATTTTTCAGTTCACACTTTAGAAATGGGCAGTACGTGGGCGGATTATTTGGCTTACCAGGAGGTATTGATAGTTCATATTACCGCATAGACAGGGAGAGGAGACAGATAGTGTTCTCGGGTCATATACCGCGAACAGGTATAGTTTTAGAGTATCTGAGTTCAGGCGTAAAACTTGATGGTAGTTCATTAGTGCCAAGGGAAGCCGTTCCTGCACTCAGGACGTATGTGGAGTGGCAGATGATCTCGGGTGATATGCTTGGGTTCCTTACCGGCAGGACTGCGGTTAAGATGGCTTATTCGGAGATTGAGAGACGGAAGAAAGATCACGAAGAGGCAGTGGCAGAACTAAGGGCATTTCAGAACAGTTTCACAGCCGATGAACTGAAAAGAGCTCTTTGGGGCAGTTACAGACAGTCGCCAAAACGTTAATATATGGCAACTCTTAGAGATATAAAGAAATTATTTTTAGGTCTAAACAGTGATCAAGACCCTCAGTTCCTTCAGGAGGGGGAGTTTACCTTTGCCAAAAATGTGCGCACCGCAAGTAGCAGTGAACAACATGGGGCAGGGGTTCTTGAGACGCTACAGGGAGAAGTCCCTGTTTTGTTAAATGTAAGCGCAGAGATAACATATTACGGTGCAGCTATCGGTGGCGCATTCCTATACGAGGGCTGGGAAGAAGTGACGATTGGATCTCAGACGTGGATGAAGAGGAACTGGGATAACGCTTATCCCGGGAGCAGAGTCTATAATGACGATGAAGACAACAGGGCTATATACGGAGGTCTTTACTCATGGAATCAGATCATGTCAGTGGATTTCTGTCCGGAGGGATGGCATGTGCCTACAGAGGCGGAGATTAACATTCTATTGACATTCCTTGGAGGACAGATGATAGCCGGAGGACATCTGAAAGAGGTAGGCGATGACCACTGGAATGATCCTAATACAGGAGCCGATGACAACTATGGCTTCAGGGCATTGCCGGGAGGGATATATGATACAATATATGAACTACTTGGAGCAAATGGATTATTTTGGCTAAAAGATGAAAACACTTTTAATAATTGGTACCTGCCATCAAAAGATGAATTAGCTCTTATGTATTCCGTCCTTTATCTGAATGGGCTTGGAAACTTTTCACAAAACACATATTGGACTTCTTCGGAATCTGTAGCCATCTCAGCATGGTATCAGAATTTCGGTTCGGGAGCCCAGAGTGTACAGACCAAGAGTTATCAGTTTTATGTAAGGGCAATACATTCATTCACCTCAATATTCAGTTATGACTTACAGGATGTTGGACCAGCAGGAGGATATATATTCTATAAAAATGGCAACCAGTATCTTGAATGCGCACCATCAGACCAGTCAGTATCATCTGCATGGAGCAATATAACAAATGTCGCAATAGGAACAACAGGGACAGCCGTAGGTACCGGATCGGCAAATACGACAGCGATAATAGGGCAAGCAGGGGAGACATCAAGTGCGGCACGGATTTGTGTTAATTTGATAATATGAGCAATTCAGCTAAGATATTATCTCTTGGATATAACACCGCACAGGCAACGATAGATTTTGCCCCAAAGAATGACTGTCTGTCTGTACGGCTTCTTAAAGATATTGGTACCGTCAACCCATTACAGCCATCTTATATAACCAATGTCCTTCTGTGCGGTAACTGTGTTGATCCCCTTACACGGTGCATATATGTCTTTTATATTGATACTTATTTCGGCTCTGCCTGGATCATTGAGATAAATGTTGATAACAGGGTGCAGTCGGTAGTCTATTACGACAAGTATAATAACATAGGCTTTGACCCGAATCATAAGATTTACAATCCGAAGGTGGTATTTGGGAGGCTTGTATGGACGGATAATGTGAACCCCATATACCAGATGGATATTAAGAGGGCAAAGAACTCGTTTACATATAAGATAGGCTATGGCGCTTTCCCGAATACTACGGAATGGAATGCGACAAGTAGTTATAGCCTTGGACAGATTGTGTCCAATGGCAATTACTTCTATAAGAGCCTTGTTTATAATAATGTAGGATATGAACCACGGACGGATGACGGGACGCATTGGGGCATACCGCCACTCTGCATGATAGAAGACGCTTATTATTCGATGAATATTGAGAATTTCTACTTTGAAGCCATGCCTCCCAAGCATCCTCCGGTAGTGCAGTATTTCTCAGATAACAACCGACAGGTGAATAACCTCAGGCAGACGCTCTTTCAGATAGCCTACAGGTATGTCTATATGGATTGGAGAAGAAGCACGTTCTCTCCTGCGAGCATACTTGCCATGCCTAATGGCGAGGAAGAGGTGGCTACAGGGCTTGCCAATGAGATGACATCGCTTAATAATGCCTTGGAGATAACGCTTAATACAGGAGGCGAGGAGGTGAGGCAGATAGAGGTGGTGGTACGGAGCAGTAGCGATCCCTCCAAATGGTTTCTTATTGACACCATTGATAAGTTCAGCGAACAGGAGAATGCTGGTGCCATATCTCAGAATATCATAGCTCCGGTATTGACAATCAGCTTCTCATTCCCACAGCCGGATATGGAGAATGGCACAATAGTCAACCCGGGAGATACGGGATTCGCATTCAGCTTCCCATCAATAGGAGTGACAAATGCCTATATATCTGCAAGTGTCAATTCTATGCAGTGGCCGGATAGTTCTTATAGCGGGACAGAGACGGTATTGACGATAGTAGGAGGCACGACAGAGGGAACGCTTGTGTCATTCCCATCATGGATAACAATATCCAATGTGCCTTACCATGGATCAATGAAGGCAGGGGATACGATATACAACGCACAGACGCTTATGATTACTCCCGCATCGGCAAATACAGGGGTTTTAAGAAGCGGGACGGTTGTCTTGAAGGATTCGTTGGGGGATACCATTTATATAGCAGTATCTCAGTTAGCACCGGTCATACCACCCACCCTTGTCATAGAGGCAGGAAGTCCTGACTTGATTTCCGTTTCCAATACTTCGGGAGTAGCCACGATGGGATCAGCGAGCATAACGGTTACATTCACTCCTGATGATGTTCTTTACGGTCCAAAGGTAGTATTCAGCACGCCCTATTATATATATGCCAATGGAGTAGCATCAGGGACGGGAACGCTTTCAGACTTATTAAATCAGTATTCAAATAGCAGGACGGTAACGATGTCACGGCAAGTTGCCTCCGGAGATTATATCATAGTTTATGTAGGACCTTTAGTTTAAAAAATAATATTATGGCAAATCTAAGTTGTATTCCGAAATACGTAAAGAAAGAGATCACCGATGGGTGGACGGGTGAAGTATGGTATCTCATGCTCCTTAATAACTCATTCACCCCTAATCCGGCAACACAACATTATGTCTCGGATGTGGTGGCTTATGAGATCACCGATAGCGGTACTCCGGGCGCTTATAAGGCAGGAGGGATATTGATGAACGGTCTGTCATCCAATGCCGATGGCAATAACTATTTTCTCGATGCGCAAGATGTCTCGATAGGCCCCAATTCGAGCATTGACTATCGCTATGGGGCTTTTTATACGACTACAGGAGGCACAGGACAGTCAACATATAAGCTACGGGCAATCATTGACTTCCTTACAGACCAGGTAGTGAATAACGGCACAAGCCTCATTCAGTGGAATGCCCTTGGGATAATCTATTTAACTTAATATGATATATCCAAACAACACGGACATTATTCGTACCTTCTATAACGACAAGGTATCGGCAGTCATGGATGTGAACATCATGGCTGAACCCTTTACCTATATACCTATTAAGGCAGGTCGTATGGAGGTAGTGGGAGGCAATGCCCTTGTGTTTGGACAGATAACTGAAGGAGAGGATGTCATACAGCCCAATATAACATCTGCAATAACATATCAGGATGTATCTGCGGCAGGGGGACAGACTAATCTTCCCATAATACCTTTCATGGATCATACTGATTATTGGTCAAATCCATCATCAAATACGACAGAGAGAACCGTCTATGGACTCTTAATACTTACACTGCCTGATTATCCCATAGCAAATGATTGGTATTATGTGACGATAGCATGTCCATCCAAAGGAATCACAAGCAGGACAGCATCGTATGAAGTCAAGGCGGGGGATGTGGGGTTGGATTTAAAGAATGGACTCATAGCCAGTATGACAACAAATGGCTTTGTCTTACAAACAACGGCAGTGCCAAATCAGATTTTGATGTACCCGGAAAACGCACAATACGGATGTGAACCGAAATGGGTGGCAGGAGATGTCAATACGGTCTATTCGGGATTTACTTACAGTGCCTATTATTTACGCTATGGCTTTGCAAATAAATATCCCGACCTTAAATGCGGATCATCGCATAGCTTCGGGATAGTATATAAAGATCGGTCAGGGAGACAGTGTTCAGTGATGCCTTTTGATGCGGTCTATATACCATTTTATACTGAGCCTAATGGAGCAAGCATCCTTCTCAGTTCTATTGTCAATCTCACATTCAGTATAAGCCATCAGCCTCCTTCATGGGCAAAGACATACGAGATAGTCTATTTTGGCAATAACTCAATGGATTATTTCATGCAGATAAGGGAGAGCGGAGTGTGGCATCTTAATTATGGTGTGGATAGGTATTCTCTTGATGTCAATGATACTTTTGCATGGACGTATCTTCAAAATAACAGATGGCAGACAGGTGCTTATGTATGGCAGTTAGGGGACAGGATAAGGCTTATTGGCACGATAAATGCAGGTACAGGTGTAATTACGAAATATTCCATCCTTTATGATTATGAAGTGGAGGGTACAAGCACGGAAGACGGCAGTGTCACAACCGGTGATTATCTTATCTTTCAGGCAAAGAGCCATCCGCACGATCTCGACCTCGGGACAACGGCAATAACTAATCTTACGGGTGACTTATCAGGAACGGTAGTTCATACAACACCCAATGATCCTGCCACCCCTACTGCAAGGGTTGATACGCTAACACTTACAGGAACAACTGGAACGGCAACGATATGCTGTGGGACGTATGAGGCAACGGTTACATGGGATGCATCAGGATTGGCGCAGACAGCAAAGAACTTCGCCACCACTGCCGGGAACATATCGGCATTATCAGCACTTGGCATCGACCTTACTTATTCGGGCAATTCGATTATCTTTACTGCACATGTAGCGGGAGTGGATTTCCCTTCACCCATGAACGTAATCGTAGAACTCTATCGTCCAAAGAAAGGATTAGGACAGGTGATAGCTTATGGTTGCGGTATGGTATTTGATATAGCCACAGACAGTAATGGCAACTTATATCATACAGGAAATGTAAATCAGGTATTCAATGCTGCGGGGGTATTAGTAACGCCCGCACAAGTCTATAATACTGCCAATGACTGCTGGAAGTTCTCACGTCTTAACTATAGTTTTGCAGGAGGTGTTAATACGGGCAGTGTTCAGCCATTCTGGGCAGAAAGCATATTCCCGAGTGACTGGTGGGTAGGTCAGGTCATTGACAACAAACTGACATCATGCGGGTTCCCCTTCATATATGACCTCACATTAAAACAGGTTCAGTTGGATGAGAGGATTCGTAACGGAGGATTCCTATTAACCGGCACCACAACTAATAATATTGCCCATTTTGTTGATGTGGATTTCCGTGACCTTCCGGAAAAAGACGGGATAATAACAGGATTGAGAGAGGTAGGATATGTCTTAAAAGTCATTCAGGAGCACAAGGAGACGAGCATCTATGTAAACAGGGTACAGACCTTTAATCCCGATGGAACGTCTCAATTTACGCTTACAGATGCGTTTTTAGGGGTGATGCGTCCCATGGATGATAACTATGGCTGTCAGCATCCCGATAGCATAGTAGCCAATAACCGCAACTTATATTACTATGACTGCAATGAAGGAATGCTTATACGGTCAGATCCCAATGGTCAGAAAGTATTATCAGGACCGGAATACAGGATGTCGAGGTGGTTCAAAGACCTCCTTATATGGATAAGATCATCGGGAGGGGCAAGCATTCTTCAGGTGCGCATAGGGATAAACAATGAGCATGAAGAGGTATGGATCACATTCAATATGAATGGGAATGTCAAGGGGATAATATTCAGCGAAGCCACGGGCAGGTTTGTCTCCGAGATAGATCAAATAACGGAAAGCTATGTTCATTTAGGAAATTTCTTCGCACATTTATATCATCAGACATTATGGGTTATGAATAGTGACGAAGGACAGGATTACTTATCATGGTCAGGCATACCGACAGATGCCGAACTGGAAGTGGTATCTAATATAGAACCGCAGAAGAATAAGGTATTTAACGCAGTAGGATTATTTACGGATCATCTATTGGAGAGCCTTGATGAATATGTCTATATACCTCAACAGGTGGCAGAGAGCCATCAGCTCATGCAGACAAATATACCTGTCTTTGAGCAGAGGGAGGGAGTTTATTTCGGACAGATAATGAAAGACATTAACACCCCGGGAGTCTTCTCAAGTGTCTTTGATGCCAAGTTAAACGGTAGGGACATGAGAGGAAGGTATTGTTATCTCAAGTTCCATACCGAGGAACATACGGATAAGGTAAGGATTGATTCGGTAGTCATCTTTTCAACACCATCAGAAAGAAATGTTTAAAATATAAAGCCATGAATCCATTAGCATTAATATTAACACTAATCCCCTCTTTAGCCAAGACTATTATGGGAGCAGGTATGATAGGACAAGGTAATGAGATTGCCCGGAATACACCGCAACCATCCAATGCCATCTCTCCCGCATATCAGACGGCAGCAGCTACGGCACAGGGTCAGATGAACGCACCACAGGCACCTGGAAGCCAAATCTCACGTAATCAGATAGGAGGAGCAACGGCAGCGGGGTTACAGGCTGCATCACAGATGAGTTCTGGTTCGGAAGGGCTTGGAGTAATAAGCAGGGCTATTGCATCAGGACAGCAGGAACAAGCCAAACTCGCACAAAACGATTTAAGTTATAATGCGGAAGGGGCAAACAGGTACTTCAGCGCAGAGAATACGCTTGGTCAGGCGCAGGACAGGCAACAGGACTGGCAGAAGAATATGTATCTCATGGCAAGGGATCAGGCACAAAAGTTAAGCGCATCGGGACAGCAGAATATGTTCAGTGGAGTATCAGGGGCAGGGGCAGCAGCCGCAGCTCCCGATTTTTACTCGGCACTTGCCAAAGGAGGAGTATATGGAGGAGGCAAGGGGAATTTCACCATGAATGATGTGATGGGATGGCTCCAAACATTAATGGGCAA